ATTGGAAAATTTGTTTTTGCAAGGAAATTACAAAGTAAATTTGAATTTAAACAATGAAAAAATAGAAATTTCCCTAAATATTATTGAACAAATGGCTAAATTTCATACAAAATTTTGGAATAAAAAAATAAAAAATATATTTCCAGAATTGAAAATGTCTACGGATTCTATTTTCTGTCCAGCTTGGTACAATTTTATTTATGAAAGATGGCCATTATTTAAACAAAAATGGGAAAAAATACTTCATCATCATGAAATACAATATGGTGAGAACATTATTAATGAATTTATTCAAATACAACAACGTTTGTCGGTTGGAAATACAACAATTATTCATGGTGATATCAAATCTCCTAATATTTTCTATGATGTAGACAATAATTATGAACCATGTTTTATTGATTGGCAACACATTGCAATCGGTAAAGGTGTTCAAGATTTAGTGTTCTTTTTAATTGAAAGTTTTGATATAGAAAAATTACCTGTTTTGTTCCCATTATTCAAAAACTATTATTATATCAAATTGATTGAGAAAGGAATTTCTTATTCTTGTATAGAATATGAAAAAGATTTGAAAGATGCATTACATTATGTTCCATTTTTTACTGCTGTATGGTTTGGCACTGTTCCTTATGATGATTTAATTGATAAAAATTTTCCTTACTTTTTTATTCAAAAATTATTTTATATGTATGAATTGGCTAAATAGTGTAAAACGAACATAAAAAATTGAATTATAATATTGTTATTGCATAGATATTATAATTATATCCTATACAGCAAAATGGTAAAACTTTGCAACACTCCTTACTCAACTGAATCGAAATATGATGAATATTTTGCACTATATCCATATCCACTGAGTGATTTTCAAAAATATGCAATCGAAGCAATTGTAGAAGGTCATCATGTATTGGTTACTGCACATACCGGCTCTGGTAAAACTCTACCGGCCGAATTTGCGATTAATCATTTTACTACACTTTTTCGTATCGAAGATTCGCAAAGTAACAGGTACAATCCATTCATTTCTGCCCCCGAAGGGGGCATATTGAATGAGAATTGGTCTAAAACCGGTAAAAAGGTGATTTATACTAGTCCTATCAAAGCTTTATCGAATCAAAAATATTATGAATTTACACAAAAATATCCACATATTTCATTTGGTTTATTCACCGGCGATATTAAAACAAACCCGGATGCGGACGTTCTAATCATGACTACGGAAATCTTGATGAATTCATTGTTCACTGAAAACAGTGCGACCAGTTTGCAATTTCAAATAAATATCCACGAAGATTTGGCATGCGTTATATTTGATGAAGTTCATTATATTAATGACGAACATCGCGGCCAAGTTTGGGAAAAATGTATACTGATGCTACCTCAACATATACAAATGGTTATGTTGTCCGCTACTATTGATGCCCCAGTCAGATTCGCCACATGGTGTCAACGCGGATATACAGATAAAGAAGTATATTTAGCATCCACCAACCATCGTGTGGTTCCTCTTTCACATTACGGTTTCTTGACAACTAATGAATCGTTTTTGAAAGGCATCAAAGACAAAGAACTTCAAAAACAAATACGTGATAGTACCAATAAACTCATATTATTACAAAATGAACATGGAAAGTTCAATGACGCGGGTGTATTGGAAATTAAAAAAACGGTGAAAGTATTTCATGATAGAAAAGCAATTCATAAACGGAAAATGGTATTAAACAATTTATCTCTATTTCTGCGAGATAGAGATATGTTACCTGCAATTGCTTTCGTATTTTCCAGAAAACATGTTGAATTATCTGCCAAAGAAATAACCGTTCCTTTATTAGAAGATGATAGCAAAGTATCTTATATTGTACGACGCGAATGCGAACAAATTATACGTAAATTACCGAATTTTCATGAATATTTAGAACTACCGGAATACAATGATTTAGTCGATTTATTAGAAAAAGGTATCGGTATCCATCATTCTGGAATGATACCAATATTGCGTGAAATCGTGGAGTTGATGATTTCTAAGAAATATATAAAAATACTGTTTGCAACCGAATCTTTTGCAATTGGTTTAGATTGTCCAATCAAAACTGCTATATTTACAGGATTAATGAAGTTTGATGGATGTAATGAACGATATCTATTATCCCATGAATATACTCAAATGGCAGGTAGAGCGGGGCGACGAGGTATTGATACTATCGGCCATGTAGTTCATTGTAATAATTTGTTCGATTTACCCATTATGACTGAATATAAAAATATGCTATGTGGAACGCCGCAAAAATTAGTGTCAAAATTCCGCATATCCTACGCATTGATTCTTAATCTTTTGAAAAGCGAATTAGCATCAGAAAGTAGCGGCGAAAAAGCAAACTTCGTTACGTTTGCAAGTAAAAGTATGGTATATGATGAATTGCAAACTGAAATTGAAAACAGTGAAAAACGTATCGATGAATTAGTTGATAAAATGAACAAAAAAAAAGTTATAATGGATACAATAAAAACTCCAAATGATGTATGTCGTAAATATTTAGAACTAGAAAATGCTGTTAAAAACAGCGTAAACAAAAAGAAAAGAGAAATCGAAAAAGAAATGCAAAAGATAACAGAAGAATATTGCAATGTTTTGAAAGAAATAAAAACTGTAACAGAATATGATGAATTACAAAAACAACTTATCCATGAACGCGAACATAATCTCTATTTAGGAACTTATATTAGCGAACAGATTCGTCGCGTATGTTATATATTGACAACATATGGATATATGAATCAAATTCAAGTAGAAAATTCCCCAGAATCCGACTATGAATTAACACATCTTGGAAAAATAGCAGCATCGATTGCAGAAATACATCCACTGATATTTTCAAAGATATTATTGTCTACCAATTATTTTCAAGATTTTACATCAAAACAATTGATTGGATTGTTTTCATGCTTTACTGATGTCAAAGTTGATAATGACCAACGATTGAGTGTTCCAAAATCAAACGATAGTCTACTTGAAACGACGATTCAAGAAATGAATAAGCAGTATCAATATATGCAAAATATTGAAATTACTTCGGAAATTCACACTGGTATTATATATGAAGATGCACTTATATTTGATATTATTGATGATTCAATTGAATGGTGTGAATGTGCAAATGAAACTGAATGTAAAATTTTCATACAAACTAAAATAGCAGATAAGGGAATTTCAGTGGGCGATTTTACAAAATCAATGTTGAAAATTGCAACTATCGTGAAAGAAATTTCAGGTATATGTGAAGAAATACAGCAATTGGAATTATTGTACAAATTAAATCAAATAGAACCAATGATTTTGAAATACATTACAACATCACAGAGTTTGTATGTATAGTTAGTCAAGACTTGCATCATCATCATCATCATCATCATCGTCATCTTCATCTTGAATAACTATTTCATCATCACTATTTATAATGGTTTCATTATCACTGTTTGCATAATTTTGCATATCGTCTATAATAGATTGTTCACTCATTATATTTGCAATTGCTTCATTGTTTTCTTGTTCATTGATTTCTTGTTCATTATTTTCTTGTTCATTGTTTTCTTGTTCATTGTTTTCTTGTTCATTGTTTTCTTGTTCATTGTTTTCTTGTTCATTGTTTTCTTGTTCATTATTGTACCAACTTGGATATTGTACATTGGAATTATCAAAATATATAATAGAACGGTCAATTTCACTGCTATTAAATGAATTAAAAATTGAACCCATTGGTGCTCTATATACTGCATTTATGTTTGTATTATTTATAGATATATTGAACGTATGCTCATCGTCCGAATCCGTATCGTAATTATTATTATATTCATTTTCCATATTTAACGCTAAATGACTATTTTTATAGTTATGTTTTTTGATATTATGAAAATTGATATGATTTTCGTCAAATGATATATCTGCTTTTTTTGTAAATGGATTATTCAATATATATTTTCTCCCAAATTTAGGATTATATTTTATAAATTGTTTGAATTTGTATACTAATTCTGCATAAGCATTTTCTTTTTTATTGAACATAAATGAATATTTTGTAGTATAATATAAATGCAAATAGGGTCTCATAATATCTACTAATTTATCTTTTGGAAAATCTTCACTTATTGTTAATATATTTTTTTTATCATATTTATATATCATGTTAATGACAGAAGGATATAATATTTTTGCATCTGATTTAAATACAAAGTCTTTGATTGCAATGTCGCGTATGATAGCTTCATTTTCAAAATAAAACATAGATATATCAAAATTCGTCAAAAAATATTTTTCTATTAATATTGGCATTTTATAATCTGTTTTTCTTATGAAAAAATAAATATTATACAACGTCGATTTATCAAAAGGTATGTTATTATATGGATTCTTTGCAATTAATGGCTCTACAAAAAAATGAGGTGCATTCGATAATGCAGTATTTATAATATTAATTAAATCGGTCGCAGTAAACATATATTTTTTACCATTTTGTAAGATAGTAATAAATTTTTGCGTGGTTATAGGATTTAAATACAAATCATGATTTATTTGCAAACCCGATTTTTTGAATCGGTATATATTTACTACTCTTGAAAATGCATTATATGTTTTTTGCACCTTTGTAAAAATTTCAAGTATACTTTCTTTGTTACTTTCATTCAAGAACATATTCGACAATGTTTTAGATAAGAACTGAAATTTAGTTTCATTATTTTTTGTACTAATAAACATATAAAAAAAAAATTTAAATGAATAATCGGAACCATTTAATTCATTATTTTTATGTAGTTCGCTCCAAAAAGTAAATGTGTTTTTTTTATCTTCAATCGTATAAATAATATTATTTTTGTTTATTACTTTTTGTATTATTATATCAAGCGTATTCATTCTATATAAACTAACAAAAAGATTTTATATTATTTACAAAAAATCAATAATAATATTGTTTGTATCATGACAATCTTTGTCAACTAAACCCTCGCTTGCATTTTGTCCATCTTTTCTTTTTTGTATATTTTCATAAGTTTTTGTTTTCCATTTTCGTATAAAACGTTTCATATATATATCACCGTAATACCCGTAATTTTTTTCTGGACAAAATGATTGTTCAAATCGAGCTATTCGTATTATACCGGTTGGTGCATAATGATAATTGAAATTACGCAAATGAAACCCTACGCACATTTTTCCTTTGATATCGTCAGTTTCAACAAACATTATTGTCTTCATTTTTATATTTTATATTTTCATTTATTTCAAATTATTTACTATCAATTTTATGTAAAATGGTATATAAGTATACTAATAATAAAAGTATTAATATATAAATAGAAAATGTATTATATTTCAATAACACAACTATTTTTTATAGTATTATTTTTGATGAAAAGCGGCATATTTTTTACGAATTCATTTAAATTTCCGTTTCATTTAGCAGAATTAAAAACGCGTGCAATTAAAAAAGGGACTACTATAAATTCTATCAATATTCACGTTATAAATAACAAAACTTGGTATAATGAAAACGATATAGATACTTTTAAGAACAATGACTTTATCAAAAATAAAAAATTAATATCTATTTCACCCGGAGGATATAAAGGGTTTTATGTATTAGGAATCTGTAAATATATAAAAAAACATTATAATTTAGATAATTACATATTTACTGGCGCATCTGCGGGAGCATGGAATTCATTGATATTATCTTTTAATGGGGATACTAATGAAATTGAGAAATATTTAGTAGACGCCCAAATTCAAAATTCAACGAGTATATATAATATGGAACAGCTTTTGAAAGACAAATTATTAGAAAAATATAATTCAAATCATTTTGATTTGCAACGATTATTTATAGGAGTAACTACCATAGATAATTATCATCATAATACTACTATATTTACTGGATTTCATAACTTAGAAGACGCAATAAATTGTTGTATCGCCAGTTCGCATATACCATTAGTTACTGGTGGATTAAAACATGTTTATCAAAATTTCATTGCATTTGATGGTGGATTTAGTAAGCATCCGTATTTGAATATTACTAAACCTGTCTTGCATATAACTCCTAGTATTTGGGAAAAAAATGAAAATAATAAAAAGATTCAATTAATCGATTATACTACTTTATTTTCAAAAAATAAATTCATATTTAGTGAGATGGTTGAGAACGGATATCAAGATGCGCTCAATAATAAAGAAATTCTGGATAAAATTTTTATTTGCGACTAAAAATATTATACAATTATTTTAGTATAGTATGCCCACAATCCTATTCCGACTAAACATTTGGCAGTGCAATCCAATATGTTCATGAAAATGTTCTTGTATTCTTCATTAAACATGTATACTACGCCATACATTGACCATATGATTAAATAAAATCCAAACAAAACATTGTTTGCAAATACAGATTTTGGTTTGATGAAATTTTTGTATATAACATAAAATAACGCGAAAAATGCCCCAAACCCAGTTATCATTCCAGTTAAACGAGTTATTGCGTTTGTTTCACCTAAATATCCAATATACAACATAATAAAATCAAGAGCCAATATTGTAGCATATGTGACGAATGTCACACTACGATTGATATTTTGACCTAATACTAAACATAATACTAATAACATAATAGGAGTGGTTATTGCCCAATCGATATATCTTGTTTTTGTAATATCTGCCCAATCAATTGGTTTATCTTGTTTACCAAATTCTTCTATTTTTTCAACAAAAACGGAATAGAAATATCCAGCTACAATCGAAATACAAGTTTCCAAATTCAAAACGTGTCTTACTGTTTCAACATTTGTCCGCAAGGCTTCTATAAATGTTATTGTACCGGTTGTTAATAACAATATATAAGAAATTGTAAATGAGAACTTTACATAATAGTTAATAGGATTTTGTATTTTTTCTACTTTCTCCTTAGGAGTCTCTTGTGCAAAAGTTTCTATTGTATTTTCTGCAATATCCTTTTCTTTTGCATTTTCTTCAACAATATATTGAGGTCTTAAATTACTACTCATATATTATAATCTTTTATATAATATATAACCAAAAAATATAACCAAAAAATATAACCAAAAAATTGAATATATATTTTTATTATTGTGTTTATAAAATAAAACCAATAAATCCAATAAAATAGCTAAATATTACTGATATGTATGACGAAACCGATTCTGATACTGATAATGAATCTTTATATGTCTCACATGAAGATGATGACCAACTTGACCAAATTTATAAACATGATTATAGTTTTCTTAAATACAAACAAAATAAAAAATATTATATTGGATTGGTAGCTTTAATCGATAGCGTATATTTATTAGCCAATTCTGTTACACCTAAATCTTTGTTTAAGTATTCACATGATGATATTGTTGCATATCTGCATACATATAGTATTTTATATGTTGAACGTCCCAAAATAGATATATTTCAATTGCACATTACAGACAGTTATTATACTGTTGTTATCAAAACGCATTGGATAAGTTTAATACAACGCCACTGGAAAAAAGTTTATAAAACCAGAACAGATACATTGAAAAAACGTGCGTTATCATGCAATCATTATCCACAATCTGTATTCAATAAATACTCAAATGAAGAACTACCTGGTTTACATGGGATGTTGTCGCATTATGCTTTATTGAATGTCAATAAATATAAAAATTGATTAATATCTCCTAAAATTTCATCGCGAACACTCAGCAAATCACTGTCTTTTTTGCTATCAAAAACTTCGTTCATATTTGTTAGGAATTCGCGATATTCATACATGCGACTTTTAAATTCAAATGTAGTTTTGATATCCAGTAAGTCAACTTGTTTTTTTAATAATTTGATACGTGTTTCATCTTTACCTAATAAAATCTCGACAAATGTATCAATATTTTCATTTAATCGTTCATATAATTCATCAGTTGCCTTATGTTGAGAATATGATTTGGTTTTCCAATGATATAATTTTACATTATTTAGCATTTCTAAAAATACGCGAACTATATGAGAACGGGTTTCGGCCATATTCAGTCTATTGCGCATTGTTTTACGCCTATTTTTTATTTTTCGTGATAATGTTTTTGTTTTTACCATAATATATATAATATACAGATTTAAAGATATTTTATTATCTTTTTTAATTAAATGAACAGAATATTTTTTTTATTATTTTTTTTTCAGAACTCTTCGTGTTTTCTATTAAGACAACTAATAAGTACAGTTGGTAGAATAAATATTGTTACAAATAAATTGTCAATCGAGAAAAACAATTATTTAAATAAAAAGGTGGAATATCCTAAATTAAATGTTAATTATTTAACGGACCAAGACAACTATGATTTGCAATGGTATGTCATTGGAACCCCCGGCGATTTTGTCGCAAATAAACCTAAAAAAGTTACAGTTTGGTCCAAAAATTATGTTGTTTGGAAAAATATAGATGGAAAATATAATTGTTTAGATGATGTATGTTCACATAAAGGCGCATCTCTTTCTGGTGGAAAAATCCATAACAACTGTGCAGTATGTCCATATCATGGGTATGAATTCAATTCTAATGGAACTTTGGTGAAAGTTCCTGGATTGAATTTTCAATCATCTCCGGTTTATGATGTTTCTAAATACTCCATTGTAGAGAAAAATGGTTGGGTATATTTAAACACTATGCAAACAAACATTTCAGAACCTGAAATGGCAATCAATATTTTTGAAGAGGAAGAATTTGCCAAAAATTTTTCGGTAGTCTATTTAAACATGGATTTCAATTGCTATTCTCGTATTTTAAGTGAAAATTCACTTGATGTTATGCACATTGGATTTGTGCATACTTTTGGTAATAAAGAACGTCCTGCACCTACTTATGAAAATCCTCCAAAATTAGTGTCGCCATTTCATTATAAAACTAGCTATGAATATGAATCTGGAAAGGATTCTATCGTAAAAAAAGTATTCAATATTAATACTTTGAAAATTGAGAATGAATTTATATTACCACATACTACCGTTGCGCGCGTTATTTTTGGAGACTATATTAGTACAGTTATAACGTTTGCATTGCCATTGAGTGAAAATAAAAGTAGGCTGTTTGTGAAAACATATCGCAATTTTTGCAATAATGAAATGGGTGACGCTCTTACTCGAAAATTGATGTATAATACTATGTTACAAGATAAAGTTGTTATTGAGAATATTGACGTAAGATATATGGACGGTAAATTTAATATGAAATTTGACAAGTTGCAGAATACATACAAATCTTTTTACAAAAAATTGGTTCATAATTTTACGGACATAATGAAATAGTAGGACATAATGAAATAGTAGGACATAATGAAATAGTAGGACATAATGAAATAGTAGGACATAATGAAATAGTAGGACATAATGAAATAGTAGGACATAATGAAATAGTAGGACATAATGAAATAGTACAAAATTGAACTATTTTTTTACTTTATGATATTTTGCAAAACAAAATATCATGAATACTATGCAAGAATACGAAGAATATATTGGCGAAGTCGAAAATAACAATACCCCACCGGTTATATTTACTCGGTATTTATACATATTAGATGATGTCAAAACATCGTTGATGTTGTCTTTATTAAATCGAAACTGCGATGAAGCATTATTTTGGGCATACGAATTGTATTATTCTGGGTATATAGATGAAGTATTTGAATTAGTTACAAATATATATAATGAATTTTATAGCACGTTGAATCCAAATTTGGGAGATTTCTTAATAAAATTAAAAAAAATACAAAAAAATAGTGAATACCTCATTGGCACTATCGTATATAATTTGATACATAGAAAATATAATATTTCCAGTTTTGTAGAAAAATTTAGTAAAACACCTTTTAATTTAGTTTATCCGGTCTGCAATGAACCAGACAAGAAGTTTTTCATCATATTGGAAGAAAAAGACATACAAAAATATAAAAATATTGAATGTTCTGAACCAACTACCATTTTACGTAATGCAGCTACATACAATTCTCATTCCTATTCTGCGAAATTGTTTGAAAATGATTATATTGGGGTGGAACGAGAAGCATTGTTAACTATATATAGACAAGATTGGTTATATTATGCGTCATTTTCGCCTATATGGACCGAACGCATTGGGCAATTCAATGGCACTGTTGACCATGAAAAAAAAATGATTTGTTTTGAGAATGAAGATATTGAAGATGCATTTTACGAAAAATACTATTACGACCCGGATGAACAATCATCTGATGTACAATTCAAAAGTATTGGAACCGGGGTTGAAACGCAATGGACTTGGACCGATTTTTATGAAAAATATAAATAAAATATAAATAAAATATAGATCAACGGTATTGTCAATACTCAAATGAATAATAATAATTCCATTGTTATTATTCATTTTTTACACAACTTTATAAGTGATAAATGTGGTCAATGCAAATAGCACTCCACCCCAAAGTGTATCCATTAATACTATATTCCATCTCCATTTTTTTAGTAAAGCATACGATGTAGTTTCATATACACCATATATTACTAAACCTAGTAAAAATGCATCGAAAACGGGTCGATGTTCTCGAACTATGAAATAATATAATCCAATCACTAATAAAAGATAACACAATACAGCTCCTAATGGACGCACCTGTAATGCGACTCTTTGTACGTCAGCGATTTGTATTTCAAACATATTACGTATTACGCTAATATATATAAAATCTAACGCAAGTAGTACAACAGTGATTGCTGCAATATTTTTTATGATTTTATTGTTCATTCTGTATATAGTATGAGAACATTAAATTTTTTCGACAATTTCGCCTATTTTTTTTGGAGTTGACGATTGTTCTCCATTTTCTTTTTCATTGTCTTCGTGTTCTTTATTTTCATGTTCTTGTTCTCTGATTTCTCGCTGTATTTTCTCTTCTAAATTTTTTGTCTTCGCTATTTTCTTATAAATATTATGTTGTTGTAAAAAATACAATACCCATTGAGGTAAATGGGCTACGCAATTCATTATTGAATTGTATGTAGCGCTGTATATCATAGTATCTTTCTCATATTTTATACTATACCACCAATATGCTGGAATATAGAGAACATGACCAGCATATACATCAAATTCCAAGAATTTCAATTTATCCATTTCATGTAAATACTCGGGTTGTGGATTCCATACATTGATTGGAGAACGGAATTCATAGTTATCATAGTCTTTGATTGGTTTCAAATACTTTTTGCTCTTCATTGGAGTCATTTTTACGTGAATTTTTCCGGATTTTACTATGAAAAATTGGCGATAATTCAAATGGTAACGCAATGGGGTCGCCGTATTTTGAGAACCAAACATAATATCATATTTCGATTGTAATGTAAACGATGGTTTTAAATGGGTATCTAATTCTTTGTATTCGGATGATAGTCCAGATTCGTTGACTAATTCTTCATTATTTTCAGAGAAGTAATGAGAACCTGAATCTGATTCTACTAAACTTTGAGAACTTTGCAATGATAATACAACATAATCAACTGAATCAGTCGATTGGTCATAATCGCGACAATCCTTTATTTTTACGTCATATGAACCATATTTACTAAATATTTCTTCTTTTGACAAGTTCTCAAATATATCGGTATATACCGATTCAAATTCAAATAATACGGGTTGTTTTACTTCACATACTTCTTGCAATTGTGAATTTGTACTATAATCCATTTCATATATTTCTAAATCTTCACTTGTTTTCAATTGATTAATAATATGAATGTATAAAAATAATATAATCAAGAAAATTAAAAAACTAAGAAAAAAATGCATAAATAATAATGAATAATATGATATATTGCTTTATTATTTTATTTTGTCTAACGAATTTTTTTGATTCAATGTCTACTATGACTTTTCATGTGTACAAATATACAATAAAAGTGTTCAATTTGATTTAGAGCAATCATCATAGTTCAATGTATTTAATACATAATCACTTATATAATATATTCCATAATTTCGCATAGGTCTGTTACTATGATGTAATTTGTGATATACATTCACACCTGTATGTAAATACATTGCCCAAAATGAATACAATGTATAATAAAACATCCAAATAGGCGCATAAAAATTTACAAAATATGTAGAAAAAATGGCACTAAATAAATCACGAACATATGCTTCTGATTCATTTGATGATAATGTACACCTACTACCTCCTATATGTAGTGGACATTCATGATGTAATTTGATGTGGTCATTTCTAAGACAAGGTACTTTATGCACTACATAATGTATTCCATAAAATACAAAATCATGTATTATACAGACAAAAGTCAATTGTTTTATAATATTGAATATACCAGGATATATGAGTGTCCATTTGTATGGTTCAGGTATTACTACCATAGATGCATAAACTATGCTACCGATTGCATGCATATAGGCAACATCTGAAACTATTCGTGTTCGGTCATAAAATGGTGTATTTGACCATTTTATTATGTCAATTGGTTTTTTATTGAAAACATAATCACATAAAATGTATAAATAGTGATTTATAATTCCTTGAAATATACCACAATAAATATATGAGTAAACAAAAGCATTGTAAGTAAATGTTTTATTGTATAAACTATAAAATAATGGACTATTTAATAAAAAAAATCCAAAAAAATGATATTTGTCAGATGAAAAAATTACAGCAAAATTATATATTCTTTTTGGAGTAAGAAATGATGGTATAATATCCATTATGTAAATATTTATATATTTTTTTTATATTTTTTTATAAATATTTTATTTATATTTATCATCAGTAGTATCATATATTGTATATCCTAATGCTTCTATCATTTCTGAAAAACCGACTTCTTTGTTTTTCAGTAAATTTTTTTCTTTCAATTCTTCATAACACTCTTGAATATTGTAACATGAAACACCCGGATTTATATGGTGAACATTATGATATTCGATTCCATTTGTAAATATTTTCAAAAAATTTGGTATTTTTAATACAGATGAATCGTTCAATTCCGCATTCATTTTTTCATTATAGTTGATTATTTTTTTCCAATAGGGTTCATTTATAGCATGTTGTAAATGAAATAACATTGTTCCAATTATACCTGTAATATAATACGCAATTATCAAAAATATCATTGTTTCTACATTGAAAAATGTTTTTATTAAAAATAAGAATATAATTAATTTTACAATGTAAAAAATATTAAAACTTGTTATATGAGAAATGTAAAATGTATATAATGGACCAAAAATAAAAAATATAAAAGGGTTACGTATTACATCATATATTTTTTTATGAGTATCGCTTAATTTATTATATTCATCGCTAGTATAAAATGTACGAGCAGCGTCATATTCATCAATATTTCCATGAACTTTATGATGTTCGCTGTGAATATCTTTCCATTTTTTTGCAGGATACCCATAGATAAAGTCGAATATGTATGCAATATATGCATTTATACCGATTGATTTATCTTTTCTTTCATTTGATGGAAAAAAACTACAATGACATAAATCATGAAAAAACATGAAATTTCTTAATATAAATAATGATAACAATACAGTTATTGAAAATGAAATAGGTAAATATTCATAACTTGTGGTAGATAAATATAAAATGTATATTAGAATCCCTAAAATTACAAAATTTCCAATCAACAATAACATCGGTTTTTTATAATCATTTGCTTCGTATTTTTTTGTGATTTCTACTATTTTATCGATTTCATCATCGCTGTAAATATACATTATATACTTGTATTATAAAAAAAATAAAATGTTTGTACATATATTTTACATCGTATAATTCACAATAGAAGGCGGTAATATTGGATACTCTTTCAGTGGATTTTTTGAACAATTGAATGTTACTAAAAATGGAGGAAGTTCATGAATTTTCATTATTTTGTTGTTACTGCATACTAATATTTTTAACGATTTCGGCAGTGTCGGAATGGACGATAAATTATTATTAGCGCACTGTATGCAATATATTGTATCTGGCAATTCTGGTATACAAACCAATTTATTATCATTACATGATAAATATTCTAATTGTGATGGTAGTTTCGGTAATACCTTGATATAGTTTTGAGAACAATACAATATTTCCAAGGTTTTAGGAAGATTCGGTATATTTCGCAAAAAGTTGGATGAACAAAATAATTGTTTTAAATTTGAATTTTGTAACTGCGGTAATAATCGTATACAGTTATTATTGCAATTCAAAATTTCCAATGAATTCGGTATATTATCTATGACTGCGGTTTCACAACTGATTATTTTCAATACAGTCAATGTTTCTGGGATTTTCACTACATCTTTTATATAAACAAAACTCATATTCAGTTCTTGTAAATTTGTAAAACGTGTTAAATCAAGATGAATATAATCTTCTACAAACAACTCATTTGCATACCAAAACTCTATCCATCCAACTATGAATTCTCTTTTCTTATAAAATGCGGGTGAATTCACAAATTCTGCATCGGTATTTTCCGTATTCTTCATTCCATTTGTGAATAATTCGAAATCATTATAATTTATGTTGTTTATATTGATAGATGCATTCAAAGCTAAATAGGAATACAAACTTTCACCATTGATTACAATCTTTTCGGTAGTATCGGGAAGACTTTCTAACAATTTCCTTGCGATTTTCGTTACTCTTTTAATATTTTTATAATTTTTTTCATAATTTTGAAATTCCATTTTACCTAAATACTTTTATTAGAATAATTGTATATTGTTTTTATTGTTTTCATTTTCATTTTCATTTTCATGAAAAAAATTCTCACAACTATTATATTTATGTATTTGGCAATTATCAGTAAATTACTCGGCGAATCATTATTGAGTTTTTATTCAATATTTGTCAAAAAAATAAATGTTGAATTAATCATGCAAATGTGGAGTCGGTTTTTCACCTATGTAATTATTTCGGCGGTTTTTGTAGATTGGGGATTTATTGCTAAATCAATTTTTTCTGTGAATGGTCTATTATTATCAGCAGTTACTGGGTTACATGTATATTCTTCTTATCGTAGTTTCCAATTGCTTGAAAGTGGTGTAGCAACAACATTATTTTATGTTTATCCGATTTTAATATTATTGTTTTCAGGAACGGCAATTTCGCCAATATTTTTGATTTCACTATTTGGCGTTTATTTAATTGCAAATGATTTACGCGGAGAACCCATAGAAAAAACTGGAAAAAATGAAGACCACGAGAATATCATAAAAACAAATACACAAATGAAACCTTCATTTTGGAATGAAGGTATATTTTCCGCATTTATGGCCGCCATTACAGAAGCCATGATATTTTTCTTGGTGAAAGATTTGAAAACTCTGAATAATTGGAATCATTTGTTTTTATCCTATTCATTTGGTGCAATTGCATTAACTGGATATTTATGGAAAAATATTGTTTCTGTACAATTATATAGTGGGACATCAATATCGTTGGCAGTCAATGCATTTATAGGATTGGTAGGATATTATTTGCGTTTTTTTGCGATTTCGAGATTAGATGCCTCTATTTATGCACCATTGTCTTATTTTGGAATTGTCATGTCGTATATTTATGGTATTTTTCTAAATAATGATAAAATCACCATTCAAAAAATAATCGGAACATTGTGTATTGTATTTACTAATTTGTATATTTTGTATAATGATGGTTCAATCGTGAAAAAATAATATATTACTGGAACATGCAACATATTATTTTTATTTTGAATATTATTATTTAGGTATTGGTTTAATTAGTTTATCTAATTCGTTTATTTTATCGGCAATTTCTTTTTCTACTGATGGTATTTGTTGTCTTTTATCGGCAATATTTTTTTCTAGTAGTGGTATATTTTCTATTTTTTTTTCAATTTCTAGTTTTTCAAGTTCTTGTTTTGTTATTTCGTTTTGTAGTTGTGATTTTTTTAATTCTAGTTTTGTTATTTCTATTTCTAGTTTTTTTTGTTGTTCACTTTTTTGTATTTTTGGTATATTAAATCCATCATGTTGTTTTATTTTCAGAAAAGATAATAATTTACATCCAAAATAAAAAGCTACTGTGAAAACAACGGCATGGAATGCAGCACATGTCAATAAAGTACATTTTGGTGGAAGTCTAACTAAAACACCAGGAGTTAAAAGGAAAAAAAGAACAGCGGCTAAAAGTAAAGTGAATAGGTAATTCATTATATATAATATAATGATTTAAAAGTAATATATTATTTCATAATTTACATGCTTTCTTTTTCACGCTTTTCTCTTTCAAGTCTTTCTCTTTCTTCATCTTCTGGTAAACCTTCTCTTGTACGTAAACTTTTAATTAATTTACATCCAAAGTAGAATGCTACAGTGAAAACAACGGCATGGAATGCGGCACATGTCAATAAAGTACATTTTGGTGGAAGTCTAACTAAAACACCAGGAGTTAAAAGGAAAAAAAGAACAGCAGCTAAAAGTAAAGTGAATGGACAATTCATTATATAGATTAATTATATTTTTATTTTATGCTTTTTCTGTTTTATTTTTTTCCTTTTTTTCTTTTTTTGTTATAAAATATTGCTAAATCATTTATTTAGTAATTTTTTCCAAGCAACAATTCTCTTCGTTGCTTGAAATTGTAATAATAACGCCTTTTTAATACCATAATTACTTGTTATTAAATTATCGTCAATATGTTTCAGAACACGATTTTCAAATAATTCGTTTGAATTTTTGAATGCTTCTTCTATATTATTATTATTCCGTTTCATTTGATAAATCATTGTTCTATCAAAATCATACGCGGCAAGTAAATCCGCTTCACGAACTATATTGTACGCGTTTTGATATATTCCTAAATTAGGAAATCCATTTTTCTTTACAGTTGAATATGACATAGTTGATATAATCTGTTTTACTGCACCGATTTCAAATGGCTCTAATTCCGGTCTCAAAAAATCTTCAATTTCTAGTAACCCGACTATTTCATTCATATATTTCTTATCGCACATATCATGCAATACTGCCGATGCATAAATAATACGTTCATGGTCTTCTAAATGTGAATGTTTTGGCAATTCATTTTGATAAAGCTCACTTGCAAACTGCAAGACATTCATACTGTGACTTAATCCATGGGATTCATCTATATTGTATTTTGCAGAAGCCAATAATACGTAATTGAATAATTTAGTTAAGAATGACATTGTATATTGTTTTTTGCCATTTTATTGAATAGATAAAATATAAATCAATTTTTTGCTTAGACGTTTACTAAACTACACAAATAAACCAATATAAAAAATAAATATTTTGTAGACTCTTCTAAAAAATGCAATATCGTCGATTTTGAATAACCATTTTGTTTAATTTTCAATAGATTTGTATAAAATGGGCTGCATAATATAATAAATAATACCGATTTTATAAAACCATGTAGTTTTAAAATTTCAAATGCATTCCATATTACATTCGTAAATAATGATGATAATGCAATACGCCAAGATATTCTGTTACCATACTTAACTGGTATCGTAGTTATTTTGTTTATTTTATCGCCATATTTATCTCTCATATCTAATAATAATTCATTCGTAAACGAACCAAAAAATATGAGCCGGGACGCTATTTCCAATAAATTCATGTTATTTATTATTTTACCACTTGTTGAACCTAAACCTGCAAAATATAATGAAAATGCAACCAAATATGCACATGATATATTTTTCAATATTATTATTTTTTTTAAATATGGAGTGTATAACAAAACATTCAATAATGCAAGATGTAAATATTTTTGCTGGACCGATGGTAACCATATATATGACGAATATTCTACCGCAATTGTCAATAATGATGCATATCCGATAGCTTCTTTTACTTTTATTTCACCGGTAACAAGCGGACGCAATGGGTTATTGTATTTGTCTACTTCCAAATCGAAAATATCATTTAGTATCATGCTTACGTACATCACAAGTATTGTATTTATTGAACTTAATAAAAATGTGGGTGACGTTAATAAATTATGCAACGAAGGGTTTGTAATCCACCCTCCTGAAAAACATAATAATAAGGTGGGTAACGTATTTTCTAGACGGATTAATTTTGAAATGTTTTTCATTTTTTGTATCATTTTATTTTCAACAGACTGTATTGGATTCGTTGGGAAAATAGGTTTTTCATAATAATTAGGGTTGAATTTCTTTTTGCGCATTTCATGTGTAATATAAGTGTTTTTGAAAATGGGTATTTTATTATATTTAGTGATGGATGTCGACGTTGTTATCAACCCATTTATTGGAGTCATACATAAATTGAGTAAATATACAATAAATTTCATATATTACAAAGCAAACAAATCTTTATGTTTCTTCTTTTTATTTTTAATCATCATTATCATTAATTTTAGGAGCCAAATAAAATTTGATTTGAGCTTTTTCGGCATTGACAACTGAACCCAAATCGTATATAATTTGTATTGGATAATTCGCTGCTATTTTTAATTCAATTTCCTTTGCAATTTTATTATACAAACAAATATTATGCAAATAATTGAGACTAAATGATAAATCAATTGAACCATTTTCGTCAATAATGAATGATGACAAATCGTCGATTTTAATTTCAACGAACATTTTCCCATGGTCTTGACTATGAGATGCTAATATTATTTTTTCTTCGGTACATGATATATCCATTGTATCTCCGAACATTTGCAATTGATTCACTATGGTTGAAAAGTGGTAAGATGATACGGTAAATTCGGCTTGGTGTTCAATTTCTGGAATACCTAATAAGTCCATTTCTATATCCATCAATGGAACTTCGAAACGTTTATCAAATTCATCTTTGTTTTCACTTGTAAAATAGATTGCCAAATGGTCCCCTTCACCTTCATTATAAACAATATTAATAGATTGTGTTTTTTCGCGTGAATTCAATATTTTGTATAAAATGGTTGAATTAATACCGAGAGTAACTGTTGTTGGAGATGTATGTTCATATACGTCAAACCATGTATTTGGTAATGCAATTTCAATAATCGATACGCGTGCACTATCCATAGTTTGCATATACATTCTGTCTTTTTCAAACATAATGTTTATATTTTCGGTAAATGCTTTTAAATGCTGGAAGATGTTTGCAAAACATTCCGCCTTTTGGATTTGTTGAATAGAAATCTTCATTTCTTTTATGATTGTTTGATAGAATAACGTTTATATATTTTATTTGTAAAATCATTTACATAAAAGAAATGAATATCAATTTTTTGATTCATGTGCAATAAACTATTACAAAACCTATATAAAAATATATACGTATTATTTATATAATGAAATCTTTATCGTTACTTTGTTTGTTTGTTACTGTATCTGGAAACGTATTAACAAACTTATTTGAAAAATGGGCAACAGATTTCAAATATGATCTTTATTCAAGCGATAACTATGTTGAATTATTTGAAAAATGGGTATCAAACCATAAGTTTATTGAAGAAACAAACGCTAAAAATTTAACCTACACGTTGGGACATAATCAATTTTCAGCAATGGACCAAAATGATTTTAGAGCCTATTTAGGATATAATAAGATTGAAGCAAAGGAAGACAATATTTATTTTGAAAATAGTCAATCCCATGGCTTACCTGAATACGTAAATTGGGTTGAACGAGGTCGGGTTACTCCCGTAAAAGACCAGGGCAAATGTGGTTCATGTTGGAGTTTCTCTACAACAGGTGCATTAGAAGGTGCATATTTCAACATATATGGAAATTTAGAAAGTTTTTCTGAACAACAATTGGTTTCTTGCGATAACTTTAAAAATACTCAAAATCGTGGACATGACCATGGTTGCAACGGAGGACTCATGGACAATGCATTTCAATGGATTGAAAGCAATGGTGGACTATGTAGAGAAACCGATTATCCATATGTTTCTGGTGAAGGAGTTGTAGATGCATGCGAAACTAAATGCACACCTGTTCGCGGTAGTAAAATAACTGATTTTGTTGATGTGAAACCATCTGATGATGTAGCAATGATGACTGCTATATCCAAACAGCCAGTATCTATTGCAATTGAAGCAGACCAACGCGAATTTCAGTTATATAAATCCGGCGTTTTTACTGGCGTTTGTGGGACAAAGTTGGACCATGGTGTTTTAGTAGTAGGATATGGTTCTGAAAACGGAAATGATTATTATTTAGTAAAAAATTCATGGGCAGAATCATGGGGAGACGGTGGATACATTAAGTTGGGCCGTGGTCCAAATTACAACAATGGCGCCGGTCAATGTGGTATTTTATTACAAGGGTCATATCCACTACTATAGATTTACAGGGTGTATAATATTGTACAAAATATGTATAATATTATATTTTACGAAGTTCCAAATAACTCTTTAATCTTATCCAGCGACTCTTCTTTTGTAAATGTTTTAACTCGTGGTAATACATCTGGATTCAAAAATAATTTTGCTATTTCTGTAATTGTGGTTGGGGTGTTATATACATACATAGCATCCAATTTTTTATAATATAAAGTACCATTCCGAAGAGCTGTACGATAGAAAACATCTATTATATCTTTATATCTATGTGCACCTGATACAGAGAATGATTTCAAATCAACGTGCGAGTCAAATCCTCCATAATTCGCAATACATATATTGAAAAGTCCTTGAATATGATTTATTATTTTATCATATATACCAGGATGTGCATACAATTTAAAAATGCTATAATCAATAAAAACTTTTTTTGTATTTGGTATTATATACATTGTTTTTGATAATAAATCTTCAAGTGATAATTGCGCAGCAATCTTTATTGCGCAATCCATTTTTTGCTTTGATTTAAATACACGATTTTTTGTATTTTCACTATAATATTCATTTTTATATTGTTCTAATTGTTCTACTAAATTTTGACTTGACATATTTTATATAATATATAACATTTATTTTTATATATTATAACTTAATTATTATTATCAACTACTAAATTACCATCACTTACTGAGCTATTTTCAATTGGTTCCATTACATCTGACAAAATACGGATACGTTCTTCCATCAAAGTCTTGTTTACTTCCATTGTATATGATTGTAAATTTAAAACAATATTTTTCAGATTAATTATCTCCTCTGCTAATAAATCATATCTACTGTTGATTTCTTCTAAAATTTGAGTTATATTACTATCTGGGATTGATACATTATTTTCTGATGCAAATCCATGTGTCTCAGATGATTTCATGTTTTTCATAAATGTTTCTACTACTACTAATCTTTGGTCTACCAATGCAATTACTTGTGGTAAAGTTAATCCCATTGATGGATTTGGCGGTAAACTTTGATTGTTTACTGGGGGTGGTGGATTTGTTGGAGTAATTGATGCTGGTGCTCTTCTCTTTCTTGCTGCTGCTAAACCTTGACTCATATCAAAATAATATATTAGTAGTTGGTTATTTTTCTAAATCATTATTTACGCAATTATTTTTTACAAAAATAAAACATAAAACATAAAAATATAAAAATATAAAAACAATTTTTGTTATAAAATACAATGTCAGCTAAATTAATTAGTTATTCAAAACCCCACGAAGGGACCCAAACCATTCAAGATTTGGTTGCTTACTGTGCGCGAGTATCAAATCCATCAAATCAAAATAACACTGCAACGAATGAAAAATTAATTAAATATCTCATAAATAATCAACATTGGTCACCACTAGAAATGGTAAGTGTATGTATTGAAATCGAAACCACTCGCGATATTGCGCGCCAAATCTTACGTCATCGTTCTTTTTCATTTCAAGAATTTTCGCAAAGGTACGCAGTCGCTGATTTAGGCTTTAATAAAAGAGAACCCAGATTACAAGACCATAAGAATAGACAAAATAGTATTGAATTGGATGCGTCAAATAACAACAATGATTTATTAACAACATGGGAAGAAATGCAAAAGAATGTAATTGAATCTTCCGAAACCGCATATAAATGGGCAATTGACAATGGTATTGCAAAAGAGCAGGCTCGGTGTGTTTTACCCGAGGGTATGACTGTATCAAGAATGTATGTGAATGGGACACTTCGTTCATGGGTTCATTATATACAATTACGTTGTAGTAATGGTACACAAAAAGAACATCGTGAAATTGCATTTGCATGTGCAAAAGCAATTGAACCAATTTTTCCAATGATTACCGATTTGATTGCAACTATTTAGATATTTAGTTATATTTAGATATTTAGCCATTCACAAGAAACTAATTTCTAAGGATTGCTATATAGAATAAATATGGATTTGAATTTATCTGAAATTGGAGGAGATGTTTCCAAAAAAACTTTCTTCTCTCATGTATTTTCTACAACCGCCGAAGGAAAAGCGGAAATATTCAATGTTATGCAATATGCTGGTTTAGCAGTTATTCCGATTATTGTTTTAAACAAATTAATTCAACGTTTTATTCCAGAAGCCGATACCGAAAAATCCAGTTTAGAAATTTTAGTTGAAATTTTTTTACAATTAATCATCATGTTTTGTGGTATTATTATTATTCATCGTATTATTACGTACATTCCTACATACAGTGGATTTACTTACGACAATTTAGTATTAACCAATGTTATTTTAGCATTTTTGATTATTGTATTGAGTATTCAAACTAAATTGGGTATCAAAGTAAATATACTATTTGACCGCATTAATGAATTATGGAATGGCCCTTCTGGTGATGATGCAAAAGCGAATGTTAAAAAGAATGTACGTGTAAGTCAACATACATCAGCCCACATGCCAAGTCAAGCTGATTATTTAGATAATTCACAAGTTCAAATGGGCGTTTTTCCACCAGCACCAGTTGCAAATGTACGTCCAAAAGCATCCGAGGGGTATGATAATATGATGCGCGGTTCTGGTCAACAGCAGGATTTTGCATCTATGATGGGTCCAATGCCTGCTAATGGTTTATTAGGAGGTGCATTCGGCTCTGTTTTCTAAGAATCAATCAAAAAAACAAAAACAAAAACAAAAACAAAAACAAAAACAAAAACAAAAACAAAAACAAAAACAAAAACAAAAACAAAAACAAAAACAAAAACAAAAACAAAAACAAAAGAATATAAATAATTATGTGTAAATATTTCTATACATAATTAATGTCTGGTGAAAATGATTTCAAACCAATGGATTACATTGATGGAATTTTTTATATAAATTTGGATAAAAGGACCGACCGTCGCGGCGAAATTGAAATTGAACTAACTAATATGGAATTACCATATCAACGTTTTCCTGCAATTGAAACGCCGGGTAGAGGAATTTTAGGTTGCGGTCTTTCACATCTATCTGTTTTCAAACTGGCGAAACAACGTAAATATAGAAACGTTCTCATTTTTGAGGATGATTTTTATTTCCTTGTTTCAAAACCAGAATTATACGAATCGCTACGTATGGTGTTTGAAGAAAAAGTCGATTTTGATGTTTGTATGTTAGCTTATAATTTGAAAGGCGAAGAAGAATGCTTGGAGTATCCATTTTTAACACGTGTTCGAAATGCTGAAACTGCGTCTGGTTATATAATTAATGAAAAATATTACGATACTCTTATTGAATTATATGAATGGGCAATGCCATTATTAGATTCTACCGGAATGCATTGGGAATATGCAAACGACCAAGTTTGGAAACGATTACAAGAAAAAGATAATTGGTATTGTTTTAAACAGCGTATCGGAAAACAACGAAGCGGATTCAGTGACAACTCGAATTGTTTTAGAGAATATGAATGTTAGGCGGTGTTCTTATTCTTATTATTATTCATCTTCATTGCGACTTTTGAAATAATTAAATATATCTTGTTTGAATTCTTGACTGAATTGGGGAGTTGGTATTATTATACCCATATCATCATATGTAATATCAGTATATGGCGAAAACTGATGTTTCACTAAAATTTCCCAACGCTCATGATAAAACCTATTTTTCTTCGAACCATGATAATAATGTCGAATTATACCGGGGGTATATCCAAACCTCATATTTTTCATTTTTCTCTCATATTGTACTACGCTATCAATATAATCTTCATTGTATCTGTTCTTAACCGAATTTATTCCATTTTTAAGCAAACAGTGTAACATTATATTATCACCTGAACCCAATATAGCTTGCTCATATAAACCTCCCATTTTTTCATATGCTTTACGTGTAATCGCCCATGCATATCCTGGATGCCAATAATTATCACCTGAGCCACAATATTGATTTTGTTTTGTATATTGGTAACCTGCACTATTGAATACACGCATTGTTAATTTATTTTTTGCCATATCAACGCAATGACTAAACAATTGAACAATATCTTTTGTTCCATTTAATATTTTCAATGTATCCATTGCCCATGTATTATTTTCGAATTCAATATCGGCGTCAATCCAAGCAAATGCTTTGTAGTTCTTTGGCAGTAAATATTTGACGCCTAAATTTATCATGTTTTCTTTGTGCCATAATGGACAATCTGTTCGTAACTGCAAGTGACGTTTGTTATTTTTATCAGTTATAATAAAATTTTGATTTTTATAAGCTAATTCGACTACATACAAAATAACGTTTTTTTCTTCTACTTCAATTCTGTTTATGAATTCTTTCATTAATATGTAACGTGTTGCAAATAAACATGGATTGGATACAACTACTATTACGTGTAGTTTTTCTTCAATAGGTTCGTTATTTTCGATTGCAGTTTTTATAATGTTCTCATTATATGTAATATAGTCTATCTCAATTCCGTTGATTACTGTCATGATAAAAATATATATTTATAGCTTTATATATTTTTACAAATTTTACAAGTTCTTTTCTAATATTTCATTATACTTTGACATAGCAGTTTTTATAGTATATCTTTTGAACAAATCGGGCGTTATCATATGGTAAAATAAATCGTTTAAGTCGTTTACAAGTTTTTTTTCTAATAAATGTTTCATATTATGTAATAATAAAAAGAATGTTATCGCTCCGCCATATAAATCAAGCGTTTCAATCGATTTTTCTAAAAATTCTTTATAATTCCCATTTACAATACTATTCAACATTTTTTTATAATCATTGAAATACATATTTATGATTTTGTTCTTTTCATTTTCACTTGATTTTTTGTCAATTATATAATAGAATAGAATATTGAATGCAGTTGAACATTTATGATGCTCTTTTATATTTAAATTATTGACTATATTTTTAAAATATTCATCTTTTTCTTGTTGACTATATTTTGAAAATGTTTTGTATTTATCTTGATTGTAAAAATTGATTTCTAATGGATATGACCAATGACATTTTGATAATCTATTATCTGATATTTTCGATAAATGAATAATTTCATGTTTATATGTAGTAAACCCAAAATCGATTAATTTAATTTTGTTTGTTTTCTTATTATATACCATATTTTGAGGTTTCAAATCATGATGTACAATTTTATGTTTATATAAAAATTCAATTGCTGAAAATATATGGGTTGCTTCTTTCAAAAATTTTTTAGCAAAATCCACATTTTCTTCTGTTTTTTTCATTTTATTAAATTCTCTTGCGATTGCTTCCAGATTTTCACCACCATAATTCATGATTAATAATTGTGTATCATCTATATTTTCAATAAAATCTTTACCATCTTTACATTCTTGTATTGCTTTTATATTTTGTGTTGTAGTTTTAACGTCACAATTGTTTGGTTTTCCTAAAAAATATTTTTGGGTTTTGTCATATTTTGATATTGTATCATATTCATCCATTTCTTTCATGGCATCGTCTTTCATTAATATTTTTGAAATTTTATTTTTATAATTTATGTTCGAAGGAGGGTATTTACATTCTAAACTTGGTTTATGAACACATCCATATGAACCTTCACCTATCACTTTTATTTTATTTTTTTTGTTTACATGTATATCTTGAAAATGTTCTCCCATTTATTATATTATTATATATTTTTTTGAATTTATGGAGGATTTGTTAAACTATCCATCATTTCTAATTTTCGCATCGACTTTTCGAATGTATTTTCTTTTTCTAAATTAGAAAACAGATATTCCGTATTTGGACTTACCTCATTCTTTTTTATTTGTTTGTATATTTGGTCAATGTTCTCAATAACTGCTGATACAACTTCTTTATCAGAAACTAATTCTATATTTGTTGGTACAGGCTCTGTAATAAGTGCTACTGCATAATAAAATAAATATCGGCGTTTCTTACAAGAAGCTGTTGTATATTTTATACAAAACATTGTTATTATTGATTTCATTAATTTGCTAATATACGGACTATTTAATTCATTACAATAATATTGTATTGCATCCCATAATATCCAGACAATATCGCATTGAAATTTATTTTCTACTGGAAAATCTCGGCGAACGCAATGACAAGGTTCTTTACGTTTTTTGCATATATTGTCAAATTCTACTATCCATTCATACCAATAACATGCTGTTGTCATATTTCTTCTTTCGGGTGATATACTATACATAAATTCATTAACCGCTATTAATAATTCTTTTGGGTCCTTCTTTTTGAATATAACGTCTACATATTGTGTTGAAGGTGCTTTTAAACGTTCTGTCATTTGTGTTATATCATATTCTTCAATACGATTTATTTTAATGGCTTCAAAACTATGTTTTTTATTTGAAAGTGTTAGCATACTTATCATCTCGGCAAATAATTTCCTTATTTTTGTATTATTACGTAATTGCAATTCGGTTATGTAATTTCCTTTTGACATAATATCGCGGAATATTTCGTATCGCATTTCTAAATAAATGATTAATTTTGGATTTCCTAAATGAATATGTTTCCCCACATAATTAATTATACACTCCCATGCATCCATAAAATGTCCTGCGCAAATTAATTCCGCGCACCAATAACATGCGGGCTCTATTTTCCCTTTCAACATATTTTCTTTAAATATCTTTTTTACTTCCGCATTTTTATAATTTGAAAACGAATATCCTTTGAATTGAGGCGGTTGCCGAATATCATTGATTTCTGTAATTGTTTTTTCCATTTTATAAATATTCTTTATATGTTACAAAGAATATTTACTATACATATATACGAATTATATAAGCCCTAGTCTTTCAATCAATTCCTTGTTCTGTTCATATAATTCAGTGTCTTCAACATCATTGAAATCATATATTTTGAAATCATCATGCGTTCTCACACGATAATGGTCCCCATCACCACGGGTACATTTTACATCATTCCAAAAATTAACGGATTGACAATTGTAGTGATTCAATACAAAATATGGCAAATCCAATTTAACAAATTTATGAATTTCGTCATTTTTGTCAACAAACGTTGCATGATGTATATTTAAACTGGTAAAATTGAATGATGTATTTACGAAATATTTTAAATTACCACATTCCGGGGTAATTGTCGGTTTCATTTCGGCACGCTTTGTAAATCCCGCTACCAATGATTTTGGTTGGTGTCTATGCCCATTTGAACCAAATAATGTGTTGTTTATCTGTATTTGTCCTATATGTCTGCATTGGTTCAATATAAATTTGATGTCAATCGATTGTGGCGACCATACGTATTCATCTAAATCGACTATTAATAACCATTCACTTTCCTGCAAACGAGGCATGATAAAATGATTATACATATTCATTTGCCTTCCTAAATAATATCCCCAATTATTTCCTGAAAAAAGTGTAACAATACCCTTATCTATATACGGTTGTATTATTTCTGTACTATTGTCTGTACTCGAATCATCGATTAAATAAAAATGGTCTACACCGTGATATAAATAATGTTCTATCCATTCTCGAATGGAATGGGATTCATTTTTAAATAAAGCCCCTACTGACAATTTATACATTTTGTATGTATAGCCGGTTAATTTTAAATTGTTATAAATATAACTTAAAAATATATGATTATTGTCTTTATTATAGAGTTTTTTAAAAACAAAATGCTACATATTATTACATTAGGTTCGAACGAAGACGAAATGAAATATTTGAAACAATCCGCGGAAAGAAATGGCGTTACAATCAAATTTATTTTATGTGATAAATGGAATGGATATATTGACAAAATAACAACTATGAAGGATGTGATACAAGATATACCCGATGATGATATTGTATGTTTCATCGATGCATATGATGTTCTTTTATTCACAAATGTAGATGAGATTTTATCCAAATTTTATGACTATGATTGTGATTTATTATTGAGCTCTGAATTGAATTGTTATCCAGGTGAGAACATGCCCAGGTATGATACAGTATATAATCACCTTGGTCTTGAAAAAATGACGAATTTCAAATATGTAAATTCCGGGGGATATATTGGTTATAAACGCACTTTATGCGAACTGTTCAATTGGAAACCAGTAGAAGAAATTATTGAGATAATTCAATTGGGCGGTGACCAAAATTATTTCACCGAATATTATTTGGAATTTGCATGTGTTCTCGAAAAACGTATTAAAATTGATATGTTCCAGCGAATTTTTCAAAGTGTTTATAAAATGTATTTTGAAGATATTGAATTTACAAAGGGTAGAGTTCTCAATACTGTATTAAATGAAACCCCATGTTTTGTTCATTTCAATGGGTATGGTGGATACTATTATCAAATTTATGATACGCATAATTATGGACGTGATATTCGTACATTTTATTTAGAACATAGCGAATTAAGTAAAAATGGTATGACGTATACGTTGGATGGATATAGGCCACCATATTCATATCATTATCCAAATATTATGCAATTGCCGTAAATATTTGTTTGCTTATATTTTGTATTACTTATACTGATGACGTAATATAAAATTTATTTATCCGTTTATCATTTTTTCTATTTTTATCCCTTCTTCTATGTCAACCAGTCCTGTAAAATGAATAAAATGATTTTGTATAAAAATTGGTTCTAATTGAGAACCTACAATCTTGTACAATGGCCATATTGTATTCCATTTATTATCCATTATTTTATAATTTTGGTGAAGTTGTAATTCATATCCTATACAAGACTGTTCATAATGATATCTTCGTGGATGATTGATTGAATTTCGTGCATATTTATTGTATATATTCTCCAAAAAATTCTTGTGTATTTTTGGCTGAAACACCATGAGTCCTGTATTAAAAACCAGTTTTGTATCTATATCTAATTGCGCTAATCTATAATATCCTTTTGCATCGGGTTCCCACCCCATCATACGTTGTATTTCAAGACGTGTTTCATTCGTCGGTTGCGAATATTCATTCACTATGCCTATTTTATTCTCAAAATCCATGCTTGTATGAATTGCTAGGGAATTCATATTTATTAATATATCCGCGTCGATTAATATTATGAAATCATAATCATTTGACCATGATTGACTACATACTAATGTTTTATTGAATGTGATTGCATCTGTGTGACATAATGATTTATCCAAAAAATCGGTTATCACTCTGAAATGATAATCGTGTTTCTTTGCATACATTTCATGATTTTTTCTGAATATGGTATTGTATTGATGTAAGTACTTGTCTCCGATAGCAATTGTCACTAATAATATTTTGGATTTTATAGTTTGATTGGAAATAACGGGTGCATGTACGCGATTTATTGTTGGTTTTCCGCAAATATATTCACACATGTATTCTAAATCGAACATATTCCTTATTTCTTGATACTTCAATAACATTTTTTCGTATTTTTTTTCGTTTATACCTAAACAGATTTCTTCTAATATATCAATTTCACTTATATGAAGTGTAATACAGAAAGAATCGTAATCTATGATATCGCTGTATGGTAACCAATTTTTATCATCCCATATATAAATAGGAATTGTTCCCAATTTCAATATTTCAAAGAAACGAAAACTTGACCGTCCATATCCACGCGGCGCTAATGCGAATTTTGAGTTCACCGTATAGTCTATGAAATCAGTTTGATGGCTATGTTCCACATTATTTGTCCATCCGATACGTTGCACGAATTTGAATCTACTGTTATTTTCATACATATCTATTATGTTTTTGCGAACACCGTGCGTAATACTTCCAACAAAAGAACATAATATATTCTTGTTTTTGAATGTTTTTTTCTCAATGTTCTCTAATTTATTTTCAACATCTTCATATATTAATGGTAATGGTATATTACCTCTACATGCACCGTATATTTTTGTATTTGTTGGCAATCGTAACATAGGTCCATCATCATGTTGAACTACTACATAATACCCCATTTTACTAGGATTATCGTTAATCCATTTATCCAATGCCTCTTGCATTTCATCCCGCGTATTCGGAAACCATTCTGCTGTTTGAAAATTGGTCCATAATGCTGGTATATATTTGCGACCTTGTTTATCGTTGGTTATTTCTTTTGTGCGAACATAATTCAAAAAATATTCTTCCATATATTCACCATTTTTAAATGGTGGATATTGTATTTCTGTATTGGATATAAAAAGTTCATTTGGAATATATGAGAACATTTGTATATATTGTAAAAACTATCTATATTTGTATAAAAAATATATAAATATTATATTTTAGATAATATAATTCATTTTGATAAAAATATGGAAAACGCCGATTTACTATTTATTTGCTGTTTTGATAATGGTTCTCGCGAACTTGGATTGAATCATTTAAAATCGTTAAAAAAACAAGGCATAGAGAACTATAATGCGTTTATTCCCGATAAATCAACATATGAATATATCAAAAAACATGGGTTCAATTGCACTCTCATTAACGACGCCAATTTTTCTACTACACAAAAAACGTTTGGTACTCCTGATTTTGTTGAATTCTCATTTTTACGATATAAATTTATACATGAATCCTTGAAAAAATACAAGGCTGTATGGTATTTAGATGTTGATTCGGTGGTTCTCGATAATCTCAATACTGTATATTCAGAATACGCAGGCAAAGATTATGATATTGTTTTTCAAAACGATGTTCATCAAATTCAAAATTGCACGGGATGTATGTTGTATTTTTCAAATAGTAAAACACTGGATATGACAGAATATGTTTACAAAGGTATGAATTGGCAAATCCCTGACCAACATTTTGTTAATTATTTTTTACAACACAATCCTGGTGTTTTTAAAACTACATTGTTTGATTTGGAACGTTTTCCAAATGGACTGATTTATTTTGATGATAGTGATTTGATTGATTTAACGAGTGAATTCAGAAAATTCAAAACCAATTTTCATGCAAACAAAGATAAAAGTAAAAAACTCGCATTTGTTCATGCAAATTGGATGGTGGGTATAAATACCAAAATAAATGCTATTAAAAAAAAAGGGTTGTGGATTTTGTAAAAAATATTTTGTATTATGTAAATGTAATACAAAATATACACTGTTTATTCTATACTCACTATTTATTCTGTAATGATTCTTGGAACAATATTGATGGTTTGCAATTCTTGTGATAATAATTTATATGCATATGGGATATTCACTTTTGCAAAATCGGTCATATTATTACATGTATTGCACAAATGAATACTGAAATCCGCGTTCGCATATTTACTATTTTTATTACCATCGTTATATGAAGCAATCATGCCACATTTTTTACAAACATGAACACTATATTTATCTGAAACATCATACAATCGTTCTTTGCAAAATTTCGACATACCATGTGCAATCATGACATCACGTTCCATTTCACCTATTCTAAAACCACCATCACGTGACCTACCTTCGGCAGGTTGTCTTGTCAAATTTACCATTGGACCTATCGCACGACTATGTTGCTTATCACTTACCATATGTTTCAGTCTCTGATAAAATACAGGCCCAATAAATATACTTGTTTCCAATTGTTCGCCAGTTAATCCATTGTACATGACTTCGTTACCATAACTTTCGTACCCTAATTTTTGTAATTCTTGAATAATAGTCTTCACATCTAAATCGCCAAAACTGGTGCCATCGCCAAACAACCCCAGTTCCAATAATACTTTTCCTAACAAGGTTTCTTTCAATTGTGCAATTGTCATACGGGATGGAATTGCATGTGGATTAATAATGATATCTGGTCTTAATCCGTTCTTTGTAAATGGCATGTCACATTCTGGAATGATGTTACCGCAGGTTCCCTTTTGGCCGTGTCTACTTGAATTACCGATTATCAACGATGGACTATTTTCAGTTTCTCTCATATAATAAGTATGGGAACTAGGCATTTCTATACAATACACTTTTCCATTATAATCAATGAGTTCTTCCTTATTGGATTCGTTTTTCTTTTTATTTATCCAAGGTTGATTTTGTTTTCGGATAATACTTACTTTGTAATAAGTATGTTTTTGAGTAATAGAAACTTCTGTTCCAGCGCGACTACCGAGATTTCGTTTTCCAATGCGAGCAACTCCGGTAGGTTCTTCTGCAATTTTGATAATTCCAGACCACCCACAATGAACTGCTAAACGTGAAATGTCATTTGCTAAACGAATACTAATTGTTCCATATCTACTAAATTCATCTTCACCTTTGTATTTCATTGTAGTTCCATCTCCTTGTAATAATGCTTCCAATAGTACTATACTTTGTCTTTTGGATAAATTCCATACATATTCTGGTAAATATTTATTCAAAGCACCCGGACTTATTTTTTTTAATTCTTCATAAACATCTGGATATTTGGAACCAGATATATAGTATTTACCGTCAGTGTGATAAGAATAATTTATACCTAATTTTTCAAATATACTAGTATTAAATTCTATTTTTCTTTCTTTCAATGCAGTTATATACATACATTTATTATTAAAATCAGCATGTCCATCGCTAATAAACATTCCAACAAATTGTAACCAAGCATCCATATCATAATCGACATCACCGATGCGAATAGTTGGAACATCAGGATAAGCATTTTCCAATGATTTTTGGAAACGAACCATCTTACCCATAACATCTTTTGCTTCAATGAGTTCATAGTTTTTACCGTTTCGTTTTTGAACATATAAACGATGATTCAATGTACATACAATTTCAATTTGTTTGTTTTTAATAGAGTACATTTTATCATTATGGTCATATTCGAATTTGGCAGTTGGATATTCATAAATCATATTTCCATCTGTTCCAATAGAACAAACCTTATGTTTAGTGATATCAATATCGCAAATTTGCATCCAACCATGGTCGGTTAATACTTGTTGAGTAGGTAATGCGCAAAACTTGTCTCCATAAGTAGGTTTTCTCAAAATTCTTACGCGAACTTTTGCGAAATTGTATCCATCGCCATTTCTACCGGTGTAATTCTTATCAATATATGTTTCTTCGGTTGTTCTGAACGTTTTACTTTGGTCTTCATATTTAATCACTTTTGTTGGGTCATTGCGATTTTCTTTGATTGGAATTATTTTGGCAATAATGACATCGCGATTTTCCACCAAACTGTTTTCTGGTATAAATCCTTGATTGTTCAATTTATCATAATTTCCAAATTTGATTCCTTTGGTTTTGGTCTTATCTGGTTTGCAACGAATAATTTCATCACGAATAATGTTTTTATCTTCGTCTTTTTCTGTATGGTAAATCGTTGCCATAAATAATCCGCGGTCAATCGACCCCTTGTTGACCAATACACTATCTTCTTGATTATATCCAGTATGTGTCATAATTGCCACATGTATTTGACAACCTGACGGAATTTGATTCAAATGTATAAAGTTCATTACGCGCGTTTCCACTAATGGTCTGGTTGGATAGGATAACACATAGGCAGTTTTATCCATACGATGGTCATAATTTGTTGCATATACACCAATTGCTTGCTTAGCCATCGCACATTGATAAGTATTACGCGGTGCTTGATTATGCTCTGGAAAAGGAATGCATGATGCCAATACGCCAAATATAGTACTTGAATGTATTTCACAATGACTATACTGTATTTTTTGACTACCGTCTTGAATGTATCCTTGTTTTGCTTTCATCGCTATTAACGAGAAGTTCTGTTCTTCGGGATCAATATATTCTATTATTGATTCTTCTATCTTGCAACTGGTCAATAAATCATTCCATGTAATTTCTTTGTTTTTCAGTTTGTCTATAATTCTATGGTCCAATAATGCTTTGTTATCACGCACTCGCAATACTGGACGGGTTAATCTACCGCCATCATTGCATATACGAATTTCCATTAATTTATAATCAAATACAATGGAAGTATAAATGTTGATAATACCCTTGTATTTTTTATTCTTCATTTCGGTATATAATTCAATAGGAGTTTCACTCACTCCTACCCAACAACCATTGATAAATACTTTTACCTTGTTATATAAATCTAATGGCAACGTATTATCAACTGGTTGCACATATGGTTTAACATATTCATATAGCGAAGAACTGTTTGTTGGAATTGTGATGTGTCCCATGTAACTTATATTTTTGACTATACCAATCGACTGGCCTTCTGGTGTCTCTGCTGGGCATAAGAAACCAAATGTAGTATTATGTAGTTTACGAGGTGCAATTAATTCACCGCTCTTTTCAAGTGGTGTATTAATACGACGCAAATGACTTAAACTTGCAACATATGTCAGACGATTTAATACTTGTGCTACGCCAACCTTACTACTATTTGCTTGTTTTATACTAAAATCACCAGTTGATAATGCACGATTAATACCATTTTCAATAGTTGTCGATTTCATGATTTTGTATATATTTGTCATATTAATAATATTTTCATAATCTTCGGTTGAACGCCATGAGCCATTGTTAATTTCGCGAACGACTTGTTTCTGCATTTCTTTCACCAATTTATTGAAATAATTTCTGAATAAATTGTTAAGCAATGTTCCAGTTAATTCAATTCGTTTGTTCAAGTACGAATCACGGTCATCGCATGGAATCCATCCCAGACTGGTTTGAATTAGCTTTTTACACATGTATCCTAACATATATATTTTTTGTTTCATTGTTTGACAATGAGGAAATAAATCATTGTTCAATACTTCCAATGCAAATTCGCGTTTTTTCAATAAACCAGATTCACGGTCCATATTGAATGGTGTATATGCAACAAATGAAGTTATATGTCTTATTGAATCTTCTTGTGTCAAATATTTATTAGCATCGATAATAGAAGCTTGTAGACATTTTAATAAATCTCCATTTTTTTCTTCTTCAATATCTAGAATAATATGTTGACAAATTTCTTTATCACTTATAATTCCCAATGCACGAAACACTACAAATAATTCAATAGGTTGTTTTATTCTTGGAACAGTAACATAGATACCATTTCCAAATCCATTGTTTTTACTGGCAATCATCATTTCAATTTGTTTTGGTGATATACATTTGTAATCTGGAATCGATTTAATTTCTGCAAACCAATTCCATTTCGTTGTATTTTTACCATCAAAACAATATACACGGTTTTCAGCGGCACGTTCTTGTCCTAAGACTGTTTTTTCTGAACCTTTTATAATAAAATATCCACCACAATCCATTTTACATTCGCCAGTGAAACTTGGTTGGAGATGTTTGTTTTGGGTTAATACGCAAATCGATGATTTTACCATGATAGGCATTTTACCAATGTTTATTTTTGGAAGCGTTTTTTCGATTATTTTTGGAGAATCCATATTTTCAGTATTACGTACGATGTATTTAATTTTCACATCGACTGTCATACCCGATGCATATGTGAAATTACGTAATTTAGCTTCCTGTGGCAACATCATTTTTGTAGCACCATTATTTTCATGGATTTGTGGAGGATACAATTTGAAATTTTCAAAAGAAACATTTGCTTCCAAAAAATATTGACCGCGTTCTTCTACATAATCATTTTCCGAACGAATTACTACTGGATTAAACATGTTGATTGTTCGTTGAATTTGATAGTTGATAAAATGGTTATAGGATTCTATTTGATGTCTAACTAGCCTTTCCAAATGTTTTCCTTGAAAATAAGATTCAATTAAATGATATGGTTCTTCAATATATTCACCCAAATGTGATAATACTTCTTTACCATTATCACAAATATTTTTTTCTATTTCTTTTTTCACATCTTCAACCGCCTTTTCATCTAGTACTATTTTTTCGATTATTTCTTTGGTAGATACACCGGTTTCCATTGTAGGAACTGGTTTCTTATCATCATCATTGATAACTACCAATTTTCTTGGTTTTTTTATTGAAATGGGGACTGAACCCATTGATACAGAAGAATCGAACGACATCATTGGTTGAACAGATTGACTCATATTTATTGACTAATTTATAAATATTTATGAATATATTATTACGTTCAATTTTTTAGATTGTTTTGTAAAATATTTTATTTTTATAACTGTATTTCGTAATATGACAAATAAAATAACTTCAAAAATGGTGGTTCAGTAAAGACCCCTGAAAAAAGGTTGTTCTAGATTCGTTGGCCGTTTTTGATTTTGGACATTTTTGGAAAAATAAAAATGTCCATTTTGCAAAAATGACTCCCAAAATTTGTCAAAAACCGTGCAGAAAGCATAATGATGTAAATACGAAAAAAATCATTCAAAAAGTCGCTGCATAATTTTTTTATTTTTTATAAAAAACCATTTAGATATATTTTATGCTGGAAATCTATAGCATTTGATGCTAACGCAAAAATCGCAAAAACTCGCAAAAAAATTTATATGCGAAATTTGTGTTTATAAATGCAGCAATAGTTATGATTTCAACAAGCATTTGGTCACTCGAAAACATAAAATGCTAACTAATGCTAACTTTGATGCTAACCGAAAAATCGCAACACCATCTATCGTATATACATGTGATTGTGGAACCTCATATAATCACAAATCCAGTTTGAGCCGCCACAAGAAATCTTGCAATAAATCAAATAATTCATTGAACGAACCAGACAAACTGGTAAATACAATATTGGAGTTGGTCAAAGAAAATCAACAATTCAAAAATATGCTAATAGAACAACATAATCACATTCTAAAAATATCAGAAAAACCGACTATTACAAATTGTAATAACAACAACACCAACAGCAATAACAAAAATTTCAATTTGAATTTCTTTTTGAACGAACAATGTAAAAACGCAATCAATTTATCCGAGTTTGTAGAGAACGTTAAATTACAATTGTCAGATTTAGAGAACGTAGCAGATATGGGATATGTGAATGGTGTAACACAAATTTTTATGAATGGATTAAAAGATATGGATATTTATACAAGACCGTTGCATTGCACAGATATAAAACGCGAAATTCTGCATATCCGTGAGAATGATGCATGGATAAAAGATACTCCTGACCAGGCAAAAATAAAATCAGCAATACATAGAATTGCATTTCGAAATATACAACAAATCAGTGAATGGAATAAATTGCATCCTGAATCCACTGTTCTGGATAGCAATGAATATAACCGTTCATTTCAAATAATGAAAGAATCACTCGGAAATACGTGTCTAGGTGGTGTAGAAAGAAACAATGAACGTATTGTAAAAAATCTTATAAAAACAGTTTATATTGACAAACAAGAATTAATAACTTAATATACATGCGATGACAAATAAAATAATTGTATTTTGGAAGGGTCAGTAAGGACCCCTGAAAAAAGGTTGTTCTAGATTCGTTGGCCGTTTTTGATTTTGGACATTTTTGGAAAAATAAAAATGTCCATTTTACAAAAATGGCTCTTAAAATTTTGCAAAAAACGTACAGAAAGCATAATGCTTTAAATACCGATTTTTTAATGCAAAAAGTCGCTGCATAATTTTTTTTATTATTTGCGAAAACCATTTAGGCATTTTTTATGTTCGTATATTATTAGGCATTAATGCCGAAAAAAAATGCCGAAAAATGCCGAATATTTTCATGCAACAAATGCAACTTTGTATGCAGCAAACAAAGTAACTATGACAAACACATTTCCACACTGAAACATAAAATACGAACAAATACGAACGAATACGAACAAAAAAATGCCGAAAAAAAATCTTACGATTGTCAATGTGGAAAATCGTATAAACATGCTTCAAGTTTGTGGAATCATAAGGCCAAGTGCGATTTTTTGCAAAATAATAGCGATGAAAATCACGACGAAATTTCAAATAATCAACTGCAAATTGCAGTAGAAAAACCGGAAATAACACAAATTATATTGGAATTAGTGAGGGAGAACAAAGAATTAAAAACTATGTTGGTTGAACAACATAAAACTATGATTGAATTATCGCAAAAACCTATAATTACAAACAATTCAAATAATACTCATACAAATTCGCACAATAAGCAATTCAATTTGAATTTCTTTTTGAATGAACAATGTAAGAATGCAATCAATTTATCCGAATTTGTCGAGAATGTTAAATTAGGTTTATCTGAATTGGAGAACGTAGCCGACATGGGGTATGTTGACGGGGTTACGCAGATTTTCATGAATGGATTGAAGGATATGGATATATACAGAAGACCACTTCATTGTACAGATATAAAACGCGAAATTATGCACGTTCGTGAGAACAATATATGGATAAAAGATACATCGGACCAGGTAAAAATCAAATCCGCTATACGCCGAATTGCGTTTCGTAATATACAGCAAATAAGTGAATGGAATAAACAACATCCTGATTCGCAAATATTGGATACAACCGATTTTAATCGCGCATTTCAAATAATGCGTGAATCTCTTGGTGACACTTGTCCTGGTGGAGTTGAGAAAAATAATGAAAAGGTCGCACGAAATATAATAAAAGCGGTTTATGTTGATAAAAATTTAGTGGAAACTTCTCAATAAATGTAAAAAATTGAAATACTTTTCTACTTTATTCAGTTTGGTATATTTTACAGTTTACAGATTATATTTGAAAATGAATACTTTAATTAGTGGAAACAGCTATTTCTTTACAGAATATGACGGTATTAATAGTAAAGGCGAAAAACAATATGAAATATTTCGCGCAAAATATTTTAATCCATTTCCATTTAATAAGAATGGAGGGATTTGGTTATCAAATATCCATTACGCAGGTAGAAAAGAAATGGAGTCATATACAATGACAACATATATGAGTAAAATTTATAAAATAGAATCATTATGTGATTTTGCAAATTTCTTACCTGAGAACATTATAGCAATAATAGACCTTTATTTATAATTTTAAATAAACATAATAAATAATATACAATAACAGTATTCATTATGAAAACATCACATAAAAAATCATTTATTAAATGTTTGGACCATTATAAACAAATAAACGATTTAAATTATTTTGAAATAATGAATTTATTGAATATTATAAATATTCATTATATAGAAAATAAATACAATGACCCCTATTTTAGCGGTATTCATTATGAAGATAATTTAATTCCCATAAACATGAAAATTGAAAATACAGAAAAAAATGGGTTTTATACCCTTTTTTCTGATTCAAAATGGAATGCAAATAATAATTATGATATATGGAAACAAAATCATGAAATTTCTGTAAATCCGGGCATCGAACTACCTAAACCAAAAATTACCATTGATGCATCCATCAATAATATAGATGACTTACTTTCAATAATCAAAAATAATGTATATGACGAAAAAAATGAATACAATATTGATTTAAAATCGCTTACGCAAATTCAACCTGAATTAGAAAAGTTGAACAAAATGATAGGCATGAAAGATTTGAAAAATTCGATATTGAATCAATTATTGTATTTTATGCAAGATTTGCACATTACAAACAAAGAAAGTGATTTCAAACATACGGTATTATATGGACCTCCTGGTACAGGTAAAACGGAAATTGCAAAAATAATCGGGACAATGTATTCGAAAATTGGTATTTTGAAAAACAACGTATTTAAAAAAGTCACGCGTAATGATTTGGTTGCTGGATATTTAGGACAAACGGCAATTAAAACAAAAAAAGTAATTGATGAATGTTTAGGTGGAGTTCTTTTTATTGACGAAGCCTATTCATTGGCGAATAATTACCAAGAAGATGGATATTCAAAAGAATGTATTGATACGTTATGCGAAGCATTAAGTGACCACAAAGACGATTTAATGGTTATTATTGCAGGGTATGAAGAAGATTTGAATGAATCGTTTTTCAAAGCGAATAAAGGAATGGAATCCAGATTTATATGGAGGTTTAATATTGAACAATATAATACACATGACCTAATGGAAATATTTAAGAAAAAAATAAACGAAACTGATTGGGTTCTCGAACATGATGTAGTAAACATAAAATGGTTCGATAAACACAAACAAGATTTCAAAAATTATGGTCGAGATATGGAATTGTTATTTTCTTATTTAAAAATTGCACATTCAAGACGCATATATGGAAAAGATGCAAGTTTGCGTAAACACATATCAATCGAAGATTTAGATGCAGGATATGATATGTTTATGAAAAATAAGAAAAAAGAAAATAAAATGAGTAAAATGTTGGAATCAATCTATATTTAGATATATAAAATATTTGTATATTTTATATGGCAGGCGGTTCTCCTTCAATCTCCCAAAAGTGGCAAATTTCTCTTTTTTCTGCATTAATTTTTATTTTAGTCGTAAATCCTTACACTTATAATTTGACAAATTCGTTATTAAGTGGTTTTATTGGACCTATTGCAAGAAATGGTTGTCCTACAATGGTCGGTCTTCTCCTACATACCGTTGTATATGTACTATTAGTCCGTTATTCAATGGACCTGAATCTTTTTTAGCTTCATCAAAAATGTTCAGTAATAAATGCGTATAATTTAGGAAAATGATTATTAACATATAATATAGTTAAAATAAATATATTATATTTGTAACAATGAGTGAAAGAAAAACAATAAGTATAAATCCAGAATTATTTAAAGTTACGTCAAATACAACTCGCAAAAAACAACCAAAAACTGAAAAAAATAAAGATATCAAAATAAAATCCCAACAGACGAAGCAGCAAAATAATAAGACATTGCGTGGTAAATTATTGAAATATATTCGAGAACAACAAGAGAAAAATTATGAGAAAAATGCACATCGCGATGTTTCTCAAAAAACGCCAATGAAAAATCCGTTGGATGAATTTAATAGTGATTTTGATAATTCGCTCAAATATTTAATGTCAATTGCGGAAGAAAACGATAGAAAACAAAAACATAATTCTACTTTGAAACAATATCCGAATAACAATGTTCAATCGATGTTATTCAATGATAATGTTTTACAAAATGTAATGAATACGTTGCCAAATGTTACATCGGAAATCCCGTCGCTAAAATTAAATATGAATAAACCGAATTATCCACAATATGGCTGTTTGAAAGGAGGAACATTACCAACGTATCGAAGTTGGAAAAATCAAACACAACGTAAACCTCCAAGTTTAAATGACCAATATATATCAAGTATTCCTTATGTTCAGACAGCATCAGCCCATCCAATACAAGAAAATTATAGACCGCCATTACAATCAACCTTTCAAAGTAGTTCAATGTCACCAATAACACCCCAAAATACTCCTATATACACAGGAGCAATGAACGTAAAAAGTGAATTGGATAAAGAAATTGAAAAACAAAAAGCTCGAATAGAAATGAAACAAATCATGGAAAAAACGAAACCACAGAAAATGCCTAAATTGAAATATTTGAAACAAAAGAGGACGTTGAAACGAACTTATCATGTAGGAAAATCCAGGGTTTTCCCAAAAGTAGCAGTATTGGTATCGAATAAAACAATACGTAACAATATTACCACGAAAAAACAAATGTTGAATCAAACTCCAATTGAAGAAATTCGTAAATTTTTATTGAAAAAAGGATTTATCAAAGTGGGTTCTACGTCGCCCAATGATGTATTGCGTAAAATGTATGAAAGTGTAGTATTAATAAGTGGAGATGTAACAAATCATAACCCAGATAATTTATTGTATAATTTTTTTAATGATAAGTAGTTTATACCTTTGTATATTTTGTATATTTTTTCTAATATTTTAATCTATTTACAAGTTCGCGCCAAAAGAACATCGGAGCGGACATGCGATAATGTCCAACAAACCAATCATCGTTACATGATTGAATTGCACGATGTCCGTGATTTGTCAAATTTTCATATTTATTTGTACTTGTCATAAGTGCAATTCTCCCAGTTGCCTTGTTTCTTAGTGCGGCTTTTAACCATATATTATCATCCACTACTTTTTTTACTAATAAAATCATATTCCATTCATTATCTTTTCCAGTTGGTGTGTTCGGAATAACGCTTTTGAATGTGGCTTCTGTATGGGATTCGAATACAAATCCAGCATTATCACTAATTGTTCCAATACCTATGTCTGTAATATTTGATATTTCCATTATTGCATTTGGGTCAATATGATATTGTAGGGAACCAGGTAAATCGCCAAAATAAAATTCGTTTTCAATTGTTGATGGTTTAATTTCTGTCATTGTCACTATATTTGAAATATATAGTATCTAAAATATATTTCAATTTTTTATTATTTTTACAATTTTCATTACTGTTCTAATGTCACATTATTTCCCAATACACTTCTCATTGCAATAAATAACATAATTTCTTCATATTTATCAAACCCTTTGTATGTAGAATATGGTACTAAACGTTTGTTCTTCCATCGTAATTGTTTGATTTGCATATTTGCATCAGTTTCGTATTTTGCCGATAAATCTTGTATTTGAAACCCACCTTCGCAACGGTCGAGTATTTCTAATTTTGGTTGCCCGTATGGTATATTCATATTATAATAATCAAGTATTTTTATGTAATCAACTGCATCAATATAATCTATACAAACGCAAATTGGCATTTTTCTTTTTGGAGTTTTGTATATTGTATATTATACTAAAACAAAAATCAATTTTATATAATTTATAAAAAATATATAAAAACAATCACTATTATATAATATTCAGGATGTTGAGGCGTTCATTTTCTACAAATACAAAACTACCAGTAAGTGCATTAAATGTATTTCAAAAATCATGCTATTACAAGATTGATTTCAAAATCAATGAGAATGCAAGTGTAAAAGAAGCAGTGACCCGTTTCACTGCATTTAATATTGGATGTTTAGCTGTAACTGATAAAGCGAACAAAGTCATTGGTGTATGTTCCGAACGTGACTTTATCAACAAAGTTGCAGCATTTGATAAACCCTCAAATGATTTAAAAGTAAAAGATATTTGCACATATGGTCCATCCATTATTATTGCAAAAAAGAGTGATTCATTGGAGTCATGTATGAACAAGATGATGTTCAAGGATATTCGTCATTTATTAGTCATTGATGATAGTGATGAAGAATTTATTGGTATGATTTCAATCAAAGATTTAATTAAGGAAATCTTAAAGCAAAATAATGATACAATTACACGATTAAGTGATTTCAAAATTGGAAAAGGCGCATATTTTGGAAGTGAATAATCATTTGATTTTGAAAATAATAATTGCAGTTACTATAATAGAAATTCCTAATGAAATATGATAACATATGTTGTATCGTGTTATTTTTTTTTGACTGCTAATACTTATAATAAAGTCATAATTTTCTTTATTATATTTTTTTGTATTTTCTCTATTTTCTCTATTTTCTTCTAAATCGCAAAAGAAACCATAATCATCCGTTTCTTCGTCTTTTTCATACATTTTTATTGTTATAATAATATAATTGATAATTTTTATTTCAATTTTACAAACTTTTAAATTTTTTAGAATATTTTGAATTTCTGGATTTTCTATTTTTACCAGATTTTCTGGATTTTTTGGATTTTCTATTTTTACCTGATTTTATATTTTCAATATTATTACCACCTTTACTGTTATTGCTTATCATTTTATGATTAACTGTTATTAAATCATCCTTTATATTGACAATTATATAACCATATTCAGATGAATGATTATTAATATGATAATTAAGTGTAATATTATTTAGAATTTGACGATTATAATCAAGTACAGATATATTATCAATATCCAACTTAGTACCTCCTGTTCCAACTATATATTGTTTTATTATCATACTATCATCATTTATGTTTATAGTAACTTCACCTTCTTGATAGTTATGTATATCAGAACATAAATAATAAAAATTGGTTGCACTCTCTTTAATATTAAAAAATAGTTCATATATATCTTTATCTAGTTTTTGTTCTTTTAAATTACCGTCTTTCATTTTTACTCCAAAAAGAGGATGATGCCCACACACAATAATATTTGTATAGGTTTTTCCAGTATTTAATTTTTCATTTATTAATTCACTCTGATATGTTTTTAATTTATTGTTTATATATTCAAATATTGTATTATTTTTATTTTCATCGATTTCATTTAATATTACTTCATTAAATAATATTTCATCATCAATTTTTTTGTTTTTGTCAAATATATCTTTATAGCATGTAGGGTTTTCATCGTCATAAATATTGGTATCTATCATTATAATAAGAGTGTTACCAATTTCTTTAAACATTGTAAGATTATTTGGAAAATTGTACTCGTCAGTTGTTGCTATTTCTTTTTCAAGAATTGATGTTTCACACTTACCATTAATATATTTTATATCATGATTACCTAATAATAAATATAATTCTCTGCTCTTTACCATTTTTTTTAATAGTTCAAAACCCTCTATTAATTGAGATTCATCTATATCTGTCTCTGATTTCTCTTTTTTCTCTTTTTTCTCTTTTTTCTCTGATTTATCTTTTTTATCTTTTTTCTCTTTTTTTTTGTAATAATTATCACCATTAATAATAAAAAAATCTATTTGTTTTTCTTCTTTTTCTATTTCATTAAATATATCAATTAATACAGGGGACTCTTTGTTTTCAGTATTTTTTTTCAGATTGTTCATATTATTCCAACAACCAAAGTTTATGAAATTTATATCCTTATTCGGTTCCACCATTGTATATACGATATTTATATTTTTATTCATTTTTTAAGTATATTTCATCTAAATCTTTCTGTAAAATATGTTTTTGATATATTAAAACGTCTTCTTCGGATATATATGTATCTTCATCACATGAAGCATAATCATCTGAATTCAATATATATTTTACGCAAAATTCAGGTGTTAATTTTTGGGTTTTTAAAAGTGTTCTCAATGACAATCTATTAATATTATATTCTAATGTAGCTATATCATACTTCTTGTATCTTAAATCTGAATCGTATATTATTTCAATATTATTATTATCCATTTTTGTTTTATGTTTGTGTTATTACAAATATAAAATATATATATATATCAATTTTTTGTAAAATTTCAATTACACCGACCGGAAAGAAAAGTGAGACATGTTAGATATTTTATTTCCATTTCGCGTATCTTTGTTCATGTTTTATTAAAGAATCTTCTATTGTTCCTCTTCTTTTTTTTGGTAATTTTCAGTTTATTCTTTCTGGATTTTTTTTATAATTGCTTCCCTTTTTCTTTTTCATTGTTTTTTCGCCACCTTTTTCTCGAAAAAATGTAGTAAATATATTAAGAGGAATACAATTTATTGTGTTGTTCCTATAATAATAATTTAATATCATTTGGATCTACTATTGTTTTTTCGTATTCTGTTTCGTCTGATATAATTTTATTAAAATCATCACTTTCTTTATTATTATCACTGAATATTTCTTCTAACGCGCCAGTGGTTTCAATTGCATGATCACCAATTTTTTTCTTATCTTCTTTTGAAAGAAGAAGATGTTCAACTTTTTTGTCAGTTATTTCAATCTTGAATAAATCATCTAATTTTTCTTTATTTAAGTTACCAAATAGATATTGTCCATCTAATGTATATTTATCTAAATTATATTTTGGGGGTGTATTATATTTTTCTTTGTTACTATCATCAAATTCTTCCATATTTTCCTCTTTAAATTCTTCCATATTTTCCTCTTTAAATTCTTCCATATTTTCCTTTTTAAATTCTTTCATATTTTCCTCTCCAAATTCTTGTATAATCTCATTGAATATATCATCATATTTGTTTGATGCGGATACGAAACCAAAAACATTTGATGGCTTGTCTTGGTTAGACTTATAATTAATGGTAACAAATTTGTTAGATTTATTATTATATATAAAAAAAATCCCTTTCCTATTATTTTCAATGATTTTATTTTCTAAAAAATCTGACGATTTATAATTATCATTCCAACCATGTAATTTATCTTGTGTAGCAATAATATTTTTTTCTATTGGTATATGATTAATATCTTCTCTTATTTCATTGTTATCAGTACTAAATTTATTTGCTATTTTTTCTAAAAACGCATAACTTTTACTAATAAATTCGGGTTTTTTTATTTTTCCATAATTATAAATTATACCTGAATGAATTGAGTCATTAATTGTATTGACTAATTCTTCTCCTTCTCCATCTGCACTTGCTCCAAAACCAACTAATATTATTGTTAATACTAATAATATTACAAAAGCAAACGCATTAGCTGGTATGAATGAAATAACATAAACCAATATTTTAAATTTGTAAACCTGGTTTTTGAATATACCTTTTAAACGTACAAAATTATTTCGTAATAAAAATAACCTTTCGTTCAAATTTATATTATAAAAAGCATACAAAGTTATATCACCGTCTACTATTCTCAAAGCATCAGATATTTTGTATTGTAAATATGTATCTTTTAATTCAGCGTAATCAACGACGTAATTAAAACCAGATTCATTATTTATCAATTTTTCTAATTGATTATATTGTTCGTCTTGAACTTCTTTTGATTTAGACTTAGTAAATGCTTTTTTTATATTTTTCAATTTGTCTTTTATATAACCGAATTTGTCTCTTATTTTTTTCGTAAAATTTGATTTGGTGTTTTTGAGCTTATCTTTTATATCACCGAATTTGTGTCTTATTTTTTCCGTAATATTATATTCATATGGTCCTAATTTTATACCACCTTTATAGTTTCTTTTGTTAGTTCTTCTAAATACTTTTATACGAATTTTTGATTTTTTTTGATTATCAGATATTTTCTTTGTCTTTGTCTTTGTCTTTGTCTTTGTCTTTGTCTTTGTCTTTGTCTTTGTCTTTGTCTTTGTCTTTGTCTTAGTCATATATATATATATATATATATATATATAAAAATAAAATTATATCTAAATAAGACCAATATGGAATCAAATATAACAACTGAATATTTTCAAATAACAAAAGAATATCAAGAAAAATATGGTAAAAATACGGTATTACTAATGCAAGTCGGTGCATTTTTTGAAGTATACGGTTTGAAAAATGTAGAAACAGGATTAATAACCCATAGTCAAATCGTCGAGTTCTCACAAATATGTCAATTGAATGTATCCAAAAAAAGTAATTGTATAAAAAATGACCATATTGTTATGGCAGGATTTCGCGACTATACTTTGGAAAAATACATTCAGAAATTGTCAGAAAATGGATATACAAGTGTAGTCTATAAACAAGAAAAAGATGGTAAAAGTTTCAAACGCAAAATACATGCGATATATTCCGCTGGAACCTATATTTCATATGATACAGATAGTTCTCCACAAACAACCAATAATATCATGTGTGTTTGGATAAATACGTTCAAATCATTTTCACAATCCAATATTGAGAACCTTGTATGTGGGGTTTCTGTGGCCAATATATTTACAGGAAAATCATTCATATTTGAATATGAAATTCCACTTTACGATAATCCAACCACATTTGACGAATTAGAACGATGCGTATCTATATATGCACCAAGTGAAATATTATTAATAGCAGAGACATTTGATGAAAAAATGACAGAAAAAGTAATACAATATAGTGGTATGCATAATGCCCATGTTCATAAATATACAAAATGTTCTCAAAATGTAGATATTATTAAAAAATGTTCTCAACAAAAATACATACAACATATATTGTCTACTTTTTTTGGAGAAGAATGTTACCAAGTATGTA